GGCTACGGCTCACAAGCTGAAGTAGTTAAATCATTGGGTCAGCAATTTACATCAAGCGAAGAGTTCAAGTATGCAACTGAGCGTGGCTTGAAATCTGTAAACCCTGTTTCATTGTCAGGTATGTTCCGTAAAGACATTAGCTCTGCTACTGGTCCTGCACCACAAGCAATGCGTTTGCCTGAATACTACTCTCCAACTGGTGACCGCACTGCACACATCCGTAATTTCTTGAATGTATCTTCAACAACTTCAAACGCTATTGAGTATTTTGTTGAAACTTTCACTAACAATGCTGATGTTCAATCTGCTGAATTAGCCGCTAAAGCTAAATCAGAGTTAGCTTATGACTTGGTTTCAACACCAGTTCAGACTATTGCTCATTATGTTGTTGCTTCACGCCAAATCCTTAGCGATGCCGCAATGTTGCAAAACCAAATTGACAATCGTTTGACATACGGCTTGGCACTTAAAGAAGACCAACAGTTGCTATACGGCACTGGTTCAAGCGGTCAATTAGAAGGTTTGATGGTTAATGCTTCTGTTCAAGATGCTGGTGGTGTTGCTACTGGTGACAACCTTGTAGACCACATCCGTAAAGCTATCGCACTTGCCGCAACAAGCGAGTATTTGGCTAACGGTATCATTTTGAACCCAACAGACTTTGCAAACATTGAGTTGCTAAAGGGTGAAGATGGTCATTACATTTGGGCTAATGTTTCTCAAGGCGGCGAGCCACGCTTGTGGAGAGTTCCAGTCTATGAATCAACTGCTATGACTGCAGGCGAGTTCTTGTTAGGTAACTGGAATCTTGGCGCAACATTGTTTGACCGTGAGCAAGCGACTGTTCGTATTGCTGAACAACACGCTGACCTATTTATCAAGAACGGTGTAGTAGTTCTTGGTGAAGAACGAGTGGCTTTGGCAGTTTATCGCCCTGAAGCCTTCGTTAAGGGTGTTTTCACTGCGGCTGAATAATAGCCAATATAATAAGGGGGGAGCAATCTCCCCTTATATATCCAAATGCTAATTACACTAAATAAAACTTGTGTCCTCGGTAAAGCAGGACAACTAATTAATGTATCTGTCTATAAGGCAAATGAATTGGTTAGGCTTAAGTTGGCATCTGAATATATACCTGAGTTGGAACGGAAGGTTATTAAGCCTGAAACAAAGGTTATATCTCCTGAAACAAAAAGACGAGGCAGACCGCCTAAGGTAAAAGATGAATCCAATTAATGGTTACGCATTAAAAGCAGGCGAAACAATTTGCCCTGCTACTGAGCAAGACTTAAAAGATTATCTTCGTATTGAAGATGAATCTTGTGGCTCACTTGAGTTTTATCTTGATGCCGCAAATAAAGCGGTTATCTCTTTTCTAGGTCAGGCACTTATTGAACAAGAATACACGCTAGTCTTTGACGGCTATCCGTTCAACGGCACTGCTACCTTTGGATTAAGCCGTGATACGACTACATTCCAAGAGTGGATTGAATTGCCTTATGCCAATCTATTAGAGGTTGAAAGCGTAGAGATTCTTGATAATGATGATGGCACTGCTACTGAAGTTGAATCTGAAGATTATTTATTAGACACATTTAGCTCACCTGCTCGCATTAGATTCACACGCTTGCCAGTAATGGGCTTAAAAGATAGGCTTAAGATTGTTTATAAGGCAGGCTACGGCACTGATACTGAGAATGTGCCTAAAGGTATCCGCCTTGGCATTGTGCAGGTTGCAGGCTATTTATATGACCACAGAGGCGAGTGTTCGCCTGAGGAAGCCATTACAAAGTCAGGCGCAGGCATGGCATTAAATCCTTATCGGGTATATACAAAGATATGAAATGTTGTGATATTTCTCCCTCTAAGTTATCTAACAAAGTATTACTACAAAAATTAGTGCTAACGGATGATGGCGCAGGTGGTCAATCACGCACTTGGCAAGATGTTCACTCTGTATGGGCTTACATTGTTCAGACTAGCGGAAGTGAACGATTTGAAAGCGATAGATTGGTAGCGATTGCTAACTTCAGGGCTACTATTAGATTTAGAAATGACATTAGCGAAGTAAACCGCATTGTATTTAAAGACAAGGCGTATCAGATTCGCAATGTAAACAATATTGAGTTTAAAAACAAATTCCTTGAGTTAATTCTTGAAGCAGGCGTAGCAACTTAACTATGAGAACCTCAGTCAAAATAGATGGGGTTAAAAGTGTTTCGGATGCTTTGTCACGCTTAGATGCTCAAGCCACTAAAGATGTGCAGGATGTAATAAATAGCACTGCTCAAAATATCCGTAATACTGCTATTAAAAGCATTAAAAACTCACCTGCAACTGGTCGTGTTTATAAAAACAGAACCGCATCAGCAGTAGGCAATCCACCAAGGACAGATACAGGTAGGCTTGCAAGTAGCATAGCGGTTAAGATGCCTGAGCAGGGTAATGCTTTAGAAGCTGAGATTGGTGCTTATGTTGATTATGCGGCACACTTAGAATATGGAACTAGGAATATGGGAGCTAGACCATTTATGTTTCCTGCTTTAGAGCAAAACATGAAAGGCTATGTATCAAAAATGAAGCAGGCATTACAAAAAGCATTTGCAAGGGCTAAAGCAAAATGAGCATTGAATACAAAATCCAACAAGCAATCTATGATAAGTTAATCGCAGATGCAGATTTAATTGATGCTCTTGCGCCTAATGTGCAGGATAAGACCAAACCTGCAATCTATGATAATGTGCCTCAGCAAGTAGATAGCGGAAATGATAGTGTTTTTCCATATATTACTATTGGCGATGACACTATGATTGATTGGGATACGGACACAAGCCAAGGCAAAGAGGCAACATTAACGCTTCATGTTTGGAGCAGGTATCGTGGGCGTAAAGAAGTAAAAGAAATCCAAGGTATTATTTATGATGCCTTGCACCTTTCAAATTTAATTATTAGTGGGTATCATTCAGTATTAATGCTGAGTGAATATTCAGAAACCTTGCTAGACCCTGATGGGCTAACAAGACATGGGGTTCAGCGTTTTAGACTAATTGTAGAAAAGGAGTAATACTATGGCGGCATCTAGTGGTCGTGAGTTATTGATTAAAAAGGGTTCATCTGTAATCGCAGGTGTAAGAACAAAAACTGTGACTATCAACGGTGAAGCCATTGATGTTACTACTGATGATGATTCAGGTTATCGCACATTGTTGGGTGACCCAGCAACTCGCATGATTGACTTGTCAGTTGAAGGCATTACTAAAGATGATACATTGCGTGCAATCGTTGCAGGCGGTGGTTCACAAATGCTAACAGACATCACTATTGAGTATCCTGATGGCGCACTTATCGCAGGCGACTTCTACCTAGTAAGCGTTGAAGAAGCAGGCGAATATCAAGATGCCGTTACATTCTCAGCTTCATTACAATCAAGCGGTGAATATACTTATACACCTGCTTAATACTTAAACAAACTCACAAGGGATAAGTATTATGATTTTTGATGAAGTAGTAATTACTTGGAAGGATGCCGACTATACAATCGCTCCTGACAAAATAATGGGTGCAATTGCTAGAGTAGAGGAAGTTATTACGCTTAAAGAATTAGGCGAATACGCTCAAAAAGGCGATGCACCTTTGGCAAAATTGGCAATGGCTTACGCTTCAATTTTGAACTATGCAGGTGCTAAAGTAAGTGATGCAGAAATCTATCATGCAATGTTTGATAGAAATAGCAACACTAATATCATTGGTTGCATTAATGTATTACTAACCATGATGATTCCACCGCAGAAGGATGAAACGCCAAAAAAGGCGGTAGCCCGAAAGCAGTCGAAGGGCGCAACCAGTTCGTAAAAGAAGCATACAAGATTGCCGTAGGTATGTGGGGAATGAATCCGTCAGAGTTTTGGCGGATGCACCCAGTAGAATTTTGGTGGGCGTGGGAAGCTAAGATACCGCCTGAGATGCTAGTGGATAAGTGGGCTAATCTATACGAGAAACTGACATGAGTGAAATTGGTAATATAACAGTTAAGATTGGTGCAGATACTTATGAACTGCAAAAGGGTTTAGCTTCAGCAAAAACGCAAGTCAATCAATTTGGTTCAAGCACAGATAGCCTTAGTGCAAATCTAAAATCATTAGGAATGGTAGCGGTTGCAACTGCGACTGCTATTGCCGCTTTTACTAAATCTCAGATTAATGCTATGGATGAAATGGGCAAGATGTCCCAAAAAATCGGCATAGCAACTGATGAATTATCTAAACTTGCTTACTCAGCAAAACTATCAGATGTAGAGCTTGGCGCACTTCAGCAGTCTATGGTTATCCTTTCAAGAGGATTAAGTGAAGCAAGCCAAGGCTCAGGCAATGCACTTAATGGATTAAATGCTCTTGGTATTTCATTTAGGAATATTGATGGCTCAATGAAAACGAGCCAACAAGTATTATTAGATGTATCTGATAGATTTAAGAATATGGAAGATGGAGTTAATAAGACTGCATTGGCAGTTTCCATCTTTGGTCGTGCAGGCGCAAACATGATTCCAATGCTTAATCAAGGCTCTGCGGCAATTCGTGAGCAAGGTGATGAGTTGCAAAAACTTGGTGGAGTTATTACTAATGATGCGGCAAAAGCGGCAGAACAATTTAATGACAACCTTACAAGATTAAATACTGCATTAGGCGGAGTAGGCAAAGCAATTGCAATGGAAGTAATGCCTGCATTAACACGCTTAAGCGAGGAATTCTTAATCGCTATTAAAAATGGTATTACCTTTGGCGATATGCTTTCAATGGGTTTGCGAACAGGTAATTATCAAGAGCAATTACGCAAAGTCCGTGAAGAAATTGAAATGGTTAATAAGGAGTGGGGATTATTTAACGCTCCTAAAGAAGATAGAATTGAAGCATTAAAGCGACAAGAAAAAACTTTATTAGATGTAATAGCTCGCACAGATGAATTAAGAGCTAAAGAAAATATGGTCGGACCACCAGTAGATGCTATGCCTAAGCAAGCGGCACCTCAAATGGTTGATTCTAAAAAGGCTGAGGAAGAAGCTAAGAAGCTAGAGGAATTAAAGATTCAACAAGCAGAACGCCTAGCAGTATTAGCAGAATCATTTATGACCGAATCTCAGCTTGAACAATTAAAGTTTGAGCAACAACAAACACAATTAGCTATTGCACTTGAGAATCGTATGATTAGCGAGGAGCAATATCGTATGTGGCTTGAGCAGTTAGAAAATGAGCACGGCAGTCGTATGACAGAAATTGTCAAAAAGAATATGAGTGATTCTGAGAAGTTCAGAGCGCAGTCATTATCTAAGCAAGCAAAAGATGTGGCAGGATTCTTGCAACAAATGACGGCTTCTACTGCTAATAGCTCTAAAGAAATGTTTGCTATTAACAAAGCGGCATCGTTGGCAAATGGTATTGTTACTGCTTACGAATCTATTATGGATGCGTATAAATTTGGTAACAAGATTGGTGGTCCACCAGTAGGTGCGGCATTTGCGGCAGTAGCAGGTGCGGCACAATTTGCTCAACTTAGAGCTATTGCATCATCACAATTTAGCGGTGCAGGCACAACTGCTCCTAGTGCTATTGGCTCAACTGCGGCAGGTGTTACTCCAGTTCAGGCAGTTAATAGTGCAGGTCAAGCTCAAGGCGGTGGCGGTGGCGGTCAAACAGTAAACATTGCATTACAGGGTAATACTTTTAATCGTGACCAAGTTCGTGATTTAATAACACAAATTAACGAAGTCATTTCAGATGGCTCTACTTTGAGGCTTTCATGATTAAGGTTCAATCAGGATTTAATCCTACAATTCCGCTAAGTCATTCTCGTATAGGGCATCAGTCATATACAAGGACAGGAACTGCATCAGCATCAAGCGAGGCGGTAGATTTTCCTGCGGATGCTCCACTTAATGAATTGACTTATGAATTTTGGCGACCAACTGCTTTACCTGCCACATGGACTTTAAATGCAGGTTCAAGCGTAGCAGTTAATTATTTTGGAATTGCGGCTCATACATTAGGCACGAGTGGTAATACAGTCACTATTCAAAGCTCTCCTGATAATACTACTTGGACAACTATTGATAGTATTACACCTGCTGATAATAGTCCTATTATGTTTTTATTTGAATCAGTCACGGCTCAGTATTACAGAATACAAATTTCAGGTGGAGCAATCCCTAGCGTTGGCGTTATCTATATCGGAACCGTGCTAGAGATGCTCAGACCTTGCTATGCAGGCTTAACTCCAATTAGCCTTAGCCGAGATACCGTCATTAGACCTAATCGCTCTGAGGGCGGTCAATGGCTTGGCAGAAGCGTTATCCGTAGCGGTTCATCTATGAGCGTTAATTACACAAATTTAGATAATGCTTGGGTGCGCTCTACATTTAGAGATTTTATTGATGATGCGGTTACATACCCATTTTTCTTTGCATGGCGACCTGATAATTATCCTGAAGATGTAGGTTATGTTTGGGTTGGTGAAGATATTAAGCCAAGCAACTCAGGCACTCGTGACTTGATGAATGTATCAATTCAAATGTCGGGGTTATCAATTGAATGAGAAAACAGTAGGCAGAACGCCATTAGTATTAGTTCAGATTGACCAAGATTTTTGTAATCTGACTTATGGCGTATCACCATGCACGGCATCTAATCCATCTAATAAATGCTTTAATACTTATGCGACTTGCCAAGTGCAAGAGGTATTTGATAAAGGCGTTAAGACTATTACATTTGGAAAGCCTGAAAGTGACTTGCCAAGGGATATGAATATCCTGCCAATGCTCACAAGCGTTACTACTGCTCCTACTAAAATCAATCCTACAAACGGCAATTCAAATATTAGCCCGCTAGGTCAGCGAGCAGTTGCAACTATTACATTTCTAGATGCGCCATATTCTGATTTATTGACTGACCCTTATCGTAGCGGTAGGTCATATATTCCTATTCAGAACGGCACATTTTGGACTAAGTGGTTAGTGCGCAATCCTTACTATCAGAACCGCCCATTAAGAATCTATGAGGGTTATTTAGGTCAAGCAATAGAGGATATGCAGGTTCGCCATTATTTAATTGATACTATTACTGGTCCTGATTCAAATGGCAAGGTAAGCATTGTTGCAAAAGACCCATTAAAACTAGCAGATAGACAAAAATCACAAGCTCCAGTTTTAACAATTGGCGAATTAAATGCCGACATTGATGCAACACAGACAACTATTACAATCGTCAAAGCTCAGTTAGGAGACTATCCTGCAAGCGGAACTGTTCGTATTGATGATGAAATTCTTACTTATACAAGCAAAACTAATATCGGAACGGTTGATGACCCTATTATTCAGCTTTCAGGTATTACAAGAGCAACCGATGGCTCAATAGCGGATGAGCATAAATTAGATGCTAATGTGCAAGTATGTTTACGATATACGGATGTGCAAGTTTGGGATGTTGTTTATGACCTATTAACAACATACGCTAAGATTCCTGCATCATATATACCTTATGCAGACTGGGAAGAAGAAGGTTTGGTATGGTTGCCACAGTTTAATGTGACCACACTTATCACTGAGCCTACTGGCGTTGATGACCTATTATATGAATTAATGGAGCAAGTCCTATTCTATATTTGGTGGGATGAGCGTGACCAAGAAATTAAACTAAGAGCTATTAGACCTATTATCGGTGAAGCACCTGTATTTACAGATGATGCAAATATATTAGAAAATTCTGTTAGTTTTTCTACCGACCCTAAAAACAGGGTAAGCCAAGTATGGGTTTATTACAATCAAAAGAATAGGGCTGAAGATGTTGATGAAGGAAGTAATTATCAGCAGATTGAGCTTAGAGCCGATTTAGATGCTGAAAGCGATAACCAATATGGTGAAAGTCGTATTAGAAAAATATATGCAAGATGGATTCAAAATA